ACCATCAGTCCCAGCTATCTGCAAAGTACTAGTCCCACCAATTAATGGCGTTGGTGCTGTTGGTGATTGTTGAGCTATTAATACTCCATCAATAAACCAATTAACTGTACCAGCACCATCCGAACTATATTGAAATCCAAGATGAGTTACTTTACCAAGAGGAAATAACATAGGTGAATTACATGCACCATGCCAACCAGATCCTGTCCATGCATCGAATTCAATAGTTCCTTCTGGATTCAATCTAAGAAAAAAATCACCAGTTTGTTCTGTAGCAGATCTCTTAGATACAAAGGCCATTTCACCTGAATAACGAGACAGATAATACCAACCCGATATAGTCATGTAATTTACATTTGAATCAAAAGCTGAAGGATCACCACAATCAATTACATCATTAGTTCCATCATGTCTATATGCTTTGGCTGAATTATATGTTGTATCGTCATAGCCATATCCATCCCCATGTATCAACAAAGATGTAGCATTGTCATCGGTAAATTCGTGTCCGTGTGCTCTCCATTGATGTACATCATATGCATCTTTGTTACCTGCTCCTGCTGTCTGCGTGTGTGTCCATTTGATTTGGGGCTTGTCTGCATTTCCTTTTATCAATCTGATTTCATCCATGTAACCTTCAAAATTCCGGCCAGCATTTCTGCCATCATGAGTCCACCTACCGATTCTTAGCGGTATTGCATAATCTGGAACAGTATAAGATAGTGTTTCTGAGCCTTTCAGTATACCATCTACAAAAGTCTCCCAAAGGGTTCCAGTCCTAGTTACCACTATGTGCTGCCACACATCTGGCACAACTGCATTAACTTCGGTGGTGAGTGCAACCGCGCCTCCACCGTTTTTACCAAACGAGACTTTGCCATTGCTAAACATAGTAACATGCCACCGATCTGAATCATTGCCGACATTTTGTCCTATCCACGAAAGATAATCTTGAATGAGTGTAGGTTTTGTCCAGAAATCTATTGAGAAATCTCCAGAACCTAAAACCCAATCAGCAGAATCAGGCATCTCAAAATAATCATCAACCCCATCAAAGACCACACTTGAAGTATTTCCAATAAATGATTCTTTTGTAGTCTGCTGTGGGCCAGAAATGGTGAACTGTTTTCCTATTCCATCTTGAGTTGGATAAAAATCTACTGTAGAATTTGAATGATGCACATTATCCAGATGCAAACCAGATTCATCAACCAAAGAAACAGAACGTGCATGATTGTTCGCACTCTGTCCAGAAACGAGTAAGACTGTCCGTTCATCATCTGAAAATCTGTGTTCTGATGTTGCTCGCTGTGGAAGAGTACCCCCATCTTGGTCACCATAATTTGTTCCAAAGTAGAAGCGGGGTGGGAGATATTCTCCTTTAACAAATCTTACTTCATCTAAAAGTCCAGGCACTCCATATTCAGTACCCGATTGAGTGGCCCCAACTATTACTTTATTTGTGGTATAATTCTGTGCCGAGGCATCGTATGGAGTACCATCTGGAACACCATCAATATGCATTGTTACAGTCCCACTCTTGCGTCCTACGAAACCATGATGCCACTGATTAAGAGCTGGGTCAACAGTACCATCACTAATAGCATCAGCACCCGATTGTGATGTTCCATCTACGTAATATGTAAGATTATCATAGCTAGAATGATACAAAAAATTCCATGTATAAGGAAACGACTGAGGATTTGTGCTCTGGGTATTGAAAAAATGGACAATGTAACTAGATGATGTCATTTTAAACCAACAATCAAAACTAAAATCTCCTGTTCCCATATCAAATTCAGTGCCTTGTGATTGAATTATAAAACCTGTGTCGTGACTTGGAGCACTAAAGTCAAGAGAGGTATTTCCGATATAATAATCATCTGAATTGAGGTCTACTCGATTAGATCTATGCGCAAGAGAATGATTATAACTTGAACTATCAGTAATTATAGGCGGTGATCAATACAGTAAATATCAGTCATCAATCCATCATAAAAATTGGACAAACTTCCATTAGTGTCTATATTACCAATATTAAGACGTTCACCATCCTGCATCCAATGAGTATCCATATCCTGAGCAGAATCGTCAGGAGCGAGTGCCCATGAAGTAACTCTTTCTCCATTTACGAAAAGATTTTGTCGGTCTAATGCAACACTGGAAAGAGTATTCCATTGCCATACTATATGATACCAAGCGGCTGGATCTCTATACAATGCAGTAGTATCTGCATTTCCTTCATCAGTACCACCACTACCTACATTCCTCATATAAATTGAATAAATCCGAGAGGGTATGTAAGTATACTCATTCTTTGCTACCTGTTAAGTGAAGTTCTGAGAGCCTGAAAAAGACCCATACATATAAGTTCCATCTGAAGTAAATGTAAAAATGTCAACCGCACTTCCGGTAGCGGTCATTGTTGGTGCTGTATTTCCCGGCCATTTATAACCTGTAGACCACGCAAGAGTCTTAGGAGATGATGCTTGTGTCACTCTCATTATATAAACTCCACCAGCTTTATGATTTGTTGCAGTAGCTATCGTAGCATTATGAGCAAGAGATAGATAAGCAACTTGAGCTGTATTCGCATTCCATGAAATAGATGTTCCAGAAGTCAATGCTTGATCATTAAAGTATTGTTGAGCAGTAAATGTAGTTTCAGCAGCAGGATCTACACCACCTGCAGCATCTTCAAAAGCTGGAGGAGAACCTGCTCCTGTTGAAGTTAATACTTGTCCATCAGTACCAGTTGCAACTGCTACTGGATCACCAGAAGCATCATAACTAATTATATTACCATCTGTACCACCTGCCATTTTTGCAAGTGTGATCGCATTATCAACTATTGAAGCGGTGACTGCTCCTGTCATATTAGTCATAACTCCAGATGCAGGAGTACCTAGTGCTGGAGTTGTCAGAGTAGGTGCAGTAAGTGTTTTATTAGTTAAAGTTTTTGTTGTTTGAGCATAATATGTATCAAGAGTGTCAACATTAGTCATTTTCATTGTGCCACCATCATTGATCAAAACACCATCACCCGTTGCAACTGCGTCTGTTCCTCTCGCAGTTCCACCATCTATTAGATTGAGTTCAGCGGCAGTTGCTGTTACTTCTGTACTACCTAAAACCAAATGGAGTAGGTGTTCCAATCCCGATTTTTCCGTCACTCGCAATTCTTAACTTCTCCGTTGCCGCTTCTGACGCAGCAGTTTTAAATACCAATTCAGTTGCATTGTTGTCCGCCGCAAAAGTATCATCTGCTTCAGCTTGAATAGTCGCTCCGACCAAAATTGCATCAGTACCACTTCCTTCCAATGGAGCCGTAAACTCAATCATTCCTAAAACATCTGCATCAACTACAGTGGTTTCTGCGGTAGATAATCTTAGTTTACCTGCACCAGCGGTTCCGGTTCCAATACCTCCTCTAATGTCAATACCAAAACCAGTACTATCATTTTGAACATGAAGAGCAGTTGCACCAGTAGCAGATGCATGATTTTGAATTATAGCTGCTGTATTTCTAGTACCAGTAGAAGAAGAATCTGAATCTATATAAAGTGCAGAACCAGTAGTCGCAGAATCATCATAAATGTTTATCCCTCTTCCTGTAGTAATTGCTTCAGCTTGAATATCGAGGATAGTTCCAGTTGTAGAAGCAGATGCAATCTTTGCTGTATTTGTAGTAGTATGTTCTGCATCTATTTCTAGAGCATAGGTAGCATCTCCAGAGGTTAGATTACTATCAATAAACACCCCTCTTCCAGCATCCATTCGAACAGATAATCCTGTAGTTCCAAGTGCACCAACATGGTCTTGAATAATTTTAGCAAGAGTTCTTGTTGTTGGATCACTTTGATCTTGATTAATTACAAAGGCATTTCCAGAAGTCAAAGCTGACGCATTAACATATAGAATATCATTTGTAGTTTGTGCTCCAATGATTTCTACTAACTTAGCATCAACATCTGCTCCAGTAACTTTGAGTCCTGGTTTTCCCGCAGCTGATTCTTGTTGAAGATCTACTGTATTGATATAGGCATTCGCCCAATACATTGTGGAATTACCTAAATTGTAAGTGGTATCTACATTAGGTATAATGTGAGAAGCAATATCCGCATTAAAATCTACTGAATCGGTATCATCACTCCCAAGAGTTAAATTACCATCCGCGGATATTTGGCCATTTGCATGAATGTTTCCATGAACATTGAGATGTTCTCCAATAACCACACTTTTTGCAATCCCTGCTCCACCGGAAGTAATGATAGAACCAGTAGTATTACTTGTTGCATTTGTGGTATCAGTTAATTTGACAAAATTGGCCATACCGCCCGATTGGGTCATAGCCATCAATTCATTAGTTTTCACCCTCCATTGATCAAAGGTATCTGATAGTGCGACGTTAGCGGACATTTTTTATAACTCCTTTTTGCTTATTATCTCTTGGAGAAGACACTTAATTTCAAGCATTTCATTCCTAACATTATTTAGTTCCTCTACTTTATATTTCATTTCTTGCCATTCATGGTTGATCTGAGATATATGTATTTGTTTCTGTCGATGATTTTCTAGAGCAACTTTATCTGTATTAAGAAGTGCCTTCGAATGTAAATCTCTTATAAAAGACTTATTTTCTGTTTGAACTACTTCCATATTAATCCAATGCAATTACTCTCATATCCCGTACCTTTGGAACTATGACAGCATTATTAGAAGTAAGAACCATTTTCACAGCAAAAGTTTTGAACTTATCATATTCAACATTATCAGATGTATAAGTAATTTTTTCATTTACTGTTTTATAAATGAACTCCTTAACATCTTCTTCACTTCCAGAAACTATTGATGAATCAGTTTCTTGATTCATAAGCACATAACTTTTATCATCAAAATCTGTTTGATCATCTTCTGCTTTTACTTTATAATATAGATAAAGATTTGTACCTAATGGTTTATATGCATTTAATATAACTTTTATATCTGAAGCATCAAACCCATCCTCTAATGTTACTCTTCGTGAAATATATTTTGCATTAACATTTCCACCAGAAGTAGAATTTTCTCCAACTACAGTTGCTACAGCGGCAGCCGCTTGTTGAGAAACATTTGGATCAGAGATTGTAACAGTTGGGGTAGTCAAATAACCAGACCCCGCTGTAGATATCAATCCATTAGCTAAAGAAGGAACCACATTAGATACTGAACCAGTAACAGTTCCTATCTTTGTAAAAGTATTTGAATGATTAACAGAATAACCAGAATTAGTATGATCAGAATCTTGTGCTAATGCACTAGACTGAATAGTAACTCCATTAGCAAATATACCATAACAATTTGCACTAGTTTTAATAGTAATAGTAGATACATTCGCGGATGTATTTCCATTTACATAAGTCTGATGAGTAACAATTCCAGCAGCTGCATTATCTGTTGCTACTGGATCTGATGATATAGTTCCACTTGTATTATTTGCGACTACTATTACACCTTCTCCAATTACAAATTGTCCAGAGTTTGTAGTATCAACAGTATAATTAGAATTTCCTGATTCTAAAGTACCAGTTTGTGGAAGAGTTACTTCAATATGGACATTAGCATTTGCGGTAACTGCCCCTGCTCTATCTGGAGCTGATATTGCTGCTGTAAAAGCAGAAGGTGATACATTTGTATATCCACCTCCAACAGTAGTTACAACAACATCATTTGCAGCAATTCCAGCATCGTCAACATTATTTTCAATAGTAATCACACTCATTCTATCAAGGTCTATGACCGGAGAAATATGAGAATTTGATGTTGACATGGTACAATTAACAAGGAACATTCCATTAGTACTCATTGTCATTTGACGTGTACCTGTCAAATTAATACTTTGATCTGGACTAAATGCTACAAATCCTTGAGCTGTATTACCAGTATCATATGAATTATAAGTAAAATCTGAAGTTGTATTACTAAATTGAATAGTTGAAGTAGTAGTCTTAAATGTTTGATATTCAACATTTGCCGTATTTCCTGCTGCTCCATTTGCATGAGAAATAAAATATGCATAATTATTAGATCCACCAGTTCCAGTAAAATCATAACGATTTGAACGGAACATTAACATAGTAGTTGGATTAGCTTTCCATTCTCCAGAATTTTGAGGATTAAAAAATGAACCAACAAATGGCTGCTTAGAAATTTTTCTTGTAGTTCCACTTGAATCTAATCCTATATCTCCAGTAAACAATTTATATTCTGGACTATTAGTTGTTATAACAATTGCATATTCTTCTGGAGTCAAATATACTGGAGACTCAAATGTAAATGTTGTATGAGTAGTAGTGTTACTAGATGCTGCATTTGCGACAGACGATGTTTGAATTTCATCTGGATTCAATGTTACTTCTGAGAATGGTAATATTATAGAACTACTTGGAAACCCATTTATCATTGGCCGAATTTGTACTGTTATTGGAAGCCAAGTATCTTTAGCACTAAAGAACAATGTTACATCCCTAAGAAACATTCCCATTGGATATGTACTTGGATCTATAAAAATAGACTGTGACATTGGATTAATCCAATTGGTTTGAGAAGTTTGTCGAGAAGTAGTATCAGTAACAATTTCTTCATCACCAATAGATTCTCTACGAAGAATAGGTTCTCTTGTAGAAATTAAAAGTTTTTCTCTATTCTGTAATAGTCCTTTAGCCTTAAAGGTTGATTCAGAAACGGTTGTAGTAGATGCTAATTCATTATTTGCTTGATCTGTAATTCTTACAATTCTATCGCCTGTTCTAAAAGTTCCTGCAGGAATATCAATATCACCAGAAATTTCTCCATAATCATTAGTTTGCATTCTAGACACACTATTAACAAGAATACCTCTAGTATTAGCTACAATTGATCCAATAGTACCATTAGCAGAAGAAGTTAAACCAGTAACTACATTTGCAGCTGCGAATCCAACTCCGGAATTTGATATTCTATTATTCTGTAAAGTAACTGGAGATCCTAAAGTAGCACTTGAATTTCCATCAATATCTGTAATGAAAAGTGAAGCCACATTAGCAACTGTATTAGAAGCTAATCTCAAAATAGCTCTATTATTTGCAGAATCTTTAATAACTTCACCATCTTTAAATGCACCATTAGCACCAGCAAGTTGTAATTTCTTAGCTGGTTCTGTATTAGCACTCATATCTGTACTACCAATCCAAACATATACATTAGAAAGAGGTTTTAATCCTTTAGAAGAAAAAGATATTCTTTGAGAACGTACATATGGAACCACACTCATATCAAGTTTGCGATTACCAACCGTTTTAATTATTGATTCTACTGGATCATTTGATTGGATACCAAATTTAGATTTACTTTGATTAATAAGTTTAGTACTTCTTGTATTAGTAGCAACGCTTCCAGAATTAGCAATTGCTGTATTAGGTTCAGGATTAACTTGTTTACCTGTCCAGTTTACAGACCAATCATCCCATTGTGCGCCAAATCCCTTTCTACCTTCACCTGAACTTAATGTCCAGTTATCATGATGTCCCTCAAGATTTGTAGTAACATCTGGTCGAGTAGTATCATCAAACCATGTATCAGAAGGTGGATCAAGCTTCATTGATCCAATAAAATTCACAATATTAAATGGATTTGGAGATTTCTCATGACTGTTTAAGGGCTGTTCAATAAAAACACTATTCGTATATGGAAGAGTTATCAAATCTCCTGTCTTAACCGTATTATTACTAGTAGAAGAGTCATAAGTAAATCTATAATTATCATAATAGAATGGAGGCCTTAGTCGTTTTGTTGCAAAATGTATTGAGGCATTGTAATCTTCTAAGGTTACATCTCCAATAGAATGTCCAGCAAATGGATCTACCAAAATTCCATTTTTAAATCTTGATCCAGTAGAGTTAAATAAAGAATCTTTAGAACCATCAGAAGTAATATCCGTTGCTGCAGTCTCTTTCTCTAAAATATTAAGAGATGTAAAGTATTCAAGTCTTTCTATCCTCTTCTCAAGTTTTCCTATATCTCTCATTGTGAAGCGCTTATTATCAATATATCTACTTTCAATATCTGTTAAAGCAAAAGTATAAGCAGGAATCTTCAAAGTATAAAGAGTCATAGAATCATCATCATCAGGTGGAGCAATTGGATTAGCACCCGCCTTTCCTTTAATAACTTCAAATTTTCTATCTCTTGTTAAAGTTAATTTATCAATTCTTGGAAGATAATATGAATAATCAAGAGTAGATGTTGTGTCTGAATCTGGAATAAGAATAGTACCAGCAGTAACCGCACCTGTAACTGTTGCTATATCATATGTGACAGCAGCTGAACCATCATTAGTATTTTCCGCAACATAGGGTCGAAAATCTACACAATCTGATAATTTAAAAGATTCACCAGTAGTTGGACTAGTATAAGTTGGGACATCTCCATATCCAAAAGTATCAACTCCATTATTGAATTCTCGGTCTGAGCCTGTAATTGGATATGAACTAACAGTAAAATATCCTTTACCAGCATGAGCAAATCTATCAAATATAATTACAATTTTACCTTTAGGTGGAGCATATCCTGGTTTAAGATATACTGAGGAATGACCATAAAAATTATCTCGCATACCAGTATCAAGTGCATATGCAGAGGTAATATTATTAGCGGTCGCACTCAACATTGTATTTGAAATGTCAATAGAAAGAGATCCAGAATCTACAATTTTAACAATATTAAACACATCAGTAACCGGAAGCTCAATCTTTTCTCCAACAGTTCTCGTTGGAGCATCAACGAAATATTGACCTACCCCTTTATGAGTATTAAGAGTATTAGCACTTGGAGATCCACCAATAGTTGTTACATTATATGCAACATTTCCATTTCCTTGAGTAATTGTTTTAGTTCTTATATTTCCAGCAGTAGTTTTGGTTGCTGTATATGTAACAGCAACGTTTACTGCACTTGTACATCTTGTTTGAATTACCGCAGAACCACTTGATACTGCTATGGATCTACTTTCTCCATCAGTATTTGCAAAACTTAAATATTGACCATTACTTACTGCAGTATGAGTATCAGAAGAGGAATCACTTCTACTTTTAGTAACAACCACAAGAAAATTTTCTTCTGCTTGTGCGTCTGTAATAGGACTTCCAGATATTCCAAACGCTCCACTATCTGTAGGAGTAATTGAAACTTGACCATTTGCTAATGTTTCACCAGTAGTTGAATATTTGTATCTCCATCAGGATATAAATGACTATAATCATCCGCAGCATATTGAGCCGTCCATGCTGGCACGCCCGGTGAAGCGACCGTTGAAGCCACAATACCAGGACCACCCGCAGAATAATATGTCCGCTCAGTCATATTTGAGTCTAATTGAAGAGTAGTAACGGTTGAATTTCCAAAAGAAGTGACAACATTTCTGGTATATGTAACATTTGCAACACCATTAGCTGATGTTTGTTCTTCTAACAAGATAACACCACCACCCTCAACATCAAAATTGGGAGGTCCTCCATATTCTAAAGCTATATTAAAATTTCCTACTGCGACAGAATCTATCGCAATCATTTTATTTAAGATTGGAGTTGTAATCTTAACTACTGCTTCATTATAAGCATTATTAATTTGTGCAAGTTTTTGAAAATGTGTTGTATTAGCAGTTGTCCCGTCTCCAATTCGATAATTAGTGGAATTTACATGACCCGTAGTAGAAACACCAATTTTTACTATGTCTCTCTGCATTTCAAATGTATTAGCTGTAGAATTTGAATATCCAGCAGAACCCCTAGAACTATGTAATTCACCAGCAGGCCCAAGATAACTAACTGTATCGCCAACAACTCCGGTTTTATTATTTGATGATCTTACATCATAAAGATACATAAGATAATCTGAATGCGAATGAGAATCATTAGCTGTATTTCCAGATGCAGCATACCAATCCATGTCTCTAATGCGAGCTGTTCCTATCTTAGTTCTTGATTGATATGTTAAGTTAGTTGTTCCGTGTATAGAATCAACAGTATCAGTTCCCGTTGTTACGTTTGCAGAAGGAACAGAATGTAAATCTAAAATTTGATGAGCGCTAACATCAAAATATCCATTAGCCTGAGAAATATGAAGTTTATTTCCAAAGGAAGTATTCAATCCAAATGTAGTTACATTTGCGGTATCTCGCCCCTTATCCACTGTGACATACTTGGTTGCAATATTCTCATATTCATATCCCTTAACATATGCCTTACCAGGATCAAGTCCAGCAGAATACTTACTATCAAAATGTATACTCTGACCAGAAGTATCAGTAGCTAAAGACCCATCAAGAGTCGCTACAGTATTTGATGTAATTGTATCAACTATTGCTGTTGTTGTAGGAGCTCCACTTAAATATACAATATCTCCCACCGCAAGTTCTTGTTGAAAAAGAGTTCCAACCCCTGTCAATTTAGATGCTAGACCTGTTCCAGAATTTGCTGTAGTGCCTGTAATTCCTTGATGAGTAGTTTGTTGAAGATTAAATGGCGTAACTGTATAATCACCAGATTCATCAGAAGTTCTTCGAGCAAGGACTTTTTCCAATTCTGTATAAACTGGATATTTTACTTCTTGGAGTTTTTTCCCAGCGCTAACTTTTAAAAGTTGATAAAAGTTTTCATCAGCTGCCGCTTCTACTGGATCAGCAGCGGAAAATGCTTTCTTACTGAGAGATAATGCAATTTTGTATCTATTCGCACCCTGAGCGGCATAGTTATACGCACCTTGGGCGGGGTCAAGTAGAGAATTATCTGCATCAGAAGTTGTAATAGTTTCAGTAACTTGTATTCCAACACGGTAAGAAGGAGCAGAAGAATATTTTTCAAGAGTTAATGTCTGAGCTTCCAGCATAACAAAGAACCCCCCAACATAAAAAACTCCAGAATTAATACTACATACTGAACTATTTGCCGTAGCATCAGCAAGACCAGAAACACCAGCCGCACTTATTGTGTTAGCAGATGTAGAAGAACCAACAACTGTAATTGTTTCACCATCTTGAAATGTATTATTATTCATATAATGAAACATAAGTGTAGGCTGCTCTGAAGCCGTTCCCGCTTCAGAAGATACTATCCTACCTCTTGCATTAGAAGTTCCGCCATTAATGATTGTATTTGCAAAATCTGAAACAGATACATCAACACCTGAATATTGAGTTTCAAGTTTCAGAGATTTTGCTTCATTATCATAATTAAGTTCACATCCTAGAACTATACTACCGTTCTTAAAAAGGTGTTCACCATGCCTTTCTACTTGTTTCTGTAGAATAGTCTGGAGCTGTGTAACTTCCCTGGCTTGAACCGCATATCCTGGCTTAAATAATATCCTATGAAAATTCTTCGTCTCATCATAATCATCATAATAGGGATCAACATTAAAGTCTGTAGAAAGCGCCATTTATACTTTTCCTGTATTGATTTAATATAATTATGTTGTGAAAATTAAACTAATGTTTAAAATTCTATAATCAACTTAACATCTTCAATTTGATCTGACGCTCGTGTTACTGGTGAGCGATTTTCTACATAGAGAACATCTCCAGAAAATCTTGACAAATCACCACCTGTAACCGCACCAGAACCATTAGCTGTAGCAGATGCACCAGATCCACCAGTACCAACAGAGTTCGCTGCAATAACTTCTGTATTAGTAAAGTATCCATAGATACTATTATACCCAGCTGTAGATGAATTTCCAGCTGGAACAATATCTGACAACCTTAGAGTATTATTACTTGTAAAATCAATAACTCTTCCTGTTGCTCCTGAAGTCGATCCAGTTACCAATTCATCAGCGGTATATTGTGTACCATTCCAAGATGTAATAACAACAGTAGTCGCTTGATCAATAACTGATGCAGTTGAAAAATCTCCATTTGCCCATTTTGGTTGTGCAAGAAGACCTACTTTGCGAAAATCATTGTTTGTAGTAAAGTTATTTGATTCAGAATACTCAAGTCTTGCATTAGTAAGAACATAATATCCACCAAGTTCTTTAACAGCATCTCCACCATGCCCTCCGGCTGGACCAATAATTGGTGTTAAGGTCGCCGCAGAAACAGCAGGAGATATACCAGAAGTATTTGAAATAACTGTAATAGAAGCATTAGAATAATTATTTCCTCCAGCAATAACTGTTACAGCATTAATTCCACCAGTGGAATTAACTGTTGCTCTTACATTAGCGCCTTGACCATCACCTGAAATGACAACCTTTGGTCCAATTACATAAGCATCTCCAGAACTTGGAGCACTGCCTAGAGCGGGTGATGCTACAAATGTTACTACCTTAGTACTTGAATTATAATCAGTAATAGTTCCACCCTTTCCACTATGTGTTCCACTTGTGAAATAGATATCACTATTTACAAGAGCATCAGTAGCAAAACTTGCACCAGAAGCAATTGTAACTGCTGTTGTAGTTGGAGCAGGTGATGCTTGAACTGTAGAAACTTCCCCATGATAACTTAATCCTCTTGTAGTCATATGGACAACTTCAATAGCTCCATTTCCTCCACCAGATGCCGCAGTTGCGACTTCAACATCATACTGTACTTGAGCAGGAGCATTATCATAGGTATTAGCAAGATGTCCATTGGAACGTCTTACTGTGTCTACTGGAATATAATTTGGTGTAACAAACTTTAGTGCATCAGCTGCAGAAATTTGATACATAAATTTCCATTTATAACCATCAGTAGTAGCAACAATACTAGTTCCTGTTCCAGTTGGTTTAACTGTAGAAGTTGTTGCAACTGCCCCAGCTGATGTAGTGTCACTATTTGACAAACACTTATAAACATTATACGCATCTGTCATGACATAAAAGTTCTGACTGTTAAGATCAGCTTCAGCATGGGTGTATGCAAAATAATTGGTATTATTAGTCCAATTCTTGCGTGGAATTACATGAGAAACATCTGAAGAAGTAATCTTCTTCGCTGCGATCATGTCCCGCCAATTCTCATAATGAGTATTGGCTACCGCATCAGTTGGTGTTGGTGGTGCAGAATCACTGGACCACGGTGTAACTTTTCCTATGAAAAGGTACATATTTGTGTTAAGGAGCCCGCTAGAATCGGAGACAGCCGCCCCAGAGGTAGTGGACACCTCATCAAACGCCTCTACAAATTGCTTGGCGTTATGAATACGAAATTTATTAGTTACTATAGCAGGCATTTTGAATTTCCTCCAAAAATATTTAAAGTTATTATTCTTATATATTTAGTCAAGAAGTTATTCTCCCTTCTCGCTCTATAAAGAAAGTTACATCAGACCTCGGGGTCTGGACATCCGTTTCTGTTGATGACATAATCATGCTAGTGTTATTAGCAATTTCTTTGATTCTAAATCTTTCTGCATCATGTATAAGCATTTTTTCATTATAATGCATATCTTCAAACAACAAGTTATTATCACCTTCATATCCTAATTTCCCAGTATCATCCTCAAGGAGCATAGCATTTTCTGTTTGAGTTATTTCTCCATCTTCAATAAGCATTCTTTCTCCATCCTCAAATACAATATCATTTCCATGTCGCTCATGTAATGATTGTATTGTCAATCCCACCCAATCATTAATAATAAATTGATATTCTCTTCCAGCATCATTGGTATCTGTTGTTCCAATCTCACATTTCATTTTTCTTGGTGTGTCTACTGGTACAGCCTCATCACTACCATAATAGATCCTAAAAGTTTGTCCAGGATCATCAACTGTCGCTGAATTACCAACTGTAAGTTGAGTCATATTATTATTAAGATTTGTAATATCAGTAACAGTTCCATTTGCATATCTTAAAGTTCCACCCTCTACACCATATGGGAAAGCAACACCATCAACAAGACTAACAGTAGTTGATGATTGAACAAGTAATGCATCACTCCAAGATTTCACATAAGTATTCGCTCCTACAACTATTTGACCATCAAGTGTATTATGTGGAGTATATCTTTCCATCAAAATACTACCAGGCAATTCTCCCTTATCTCCATCAAATTCTAGTCCTATATCTGCCACTAAATCACTTATTCTAAATTCTTGTACAACATTCTCAATTCCATATCCTAACAATTGAGCCGCATAATTATTCCGCACATCATGCTCAAGAATAAAATCATCATTATTCTCTGCAAGAAATGAGCTCACATCTGTTGGAACTATTAAATGATCCTCAAACAGAATATTATCCAATTCTTCTGTCAAAATATTGTCTTCTTCTGTTACCAAATCTAAAAGATCATGATAGACTAATCTTGCTGTCTCATTCTGAATTGTTTCTTCAGATGATACTCTGCCAGGACCTCCTGTAGTATTAGTTTCTAAAATAAATGAATCATATATTCTGTCATTAGAATTCTCAAGAACAAGTAAATAATCTTGTGAGGTTACTCTTTCAAGAAGTATTGTTCCACCCCCAGATGCACTATACAAATGATCTTCATAATCTTCTAAGGTTAGGGGAGAAGCGAAATCTATCTCAAAGGAAGTATTTGTTCCAATAACCTCATTTTTTCTTCCATAATCAGCTGAGAGTATTTTTGCGGTTTGATCTATATCTGCTGAAAATTCCCCTATTATCCTTGAAGACTGATCTGACTCCTGAACCAAATACTCTCCCAATTCAGTAGTGAAAGCAGAAACTGAAAGGAAGGTTTCAACAGATTGTGTTACAAACTTATCTCCATTCTCTGCTAAGAGTTCATATTCTTCTCCACCAGTGAGTTGTAATTCACCCCGTGCTTCATAAAGATAATTAGATACTGCACCATCAGATTCAGCCCTTGCCCAATTCATTTCATTTAGAAGTCTTCTTCTTTCTGTAGCAAGTCTACCAAAATCTTCCTCTGTCAATCTTCCATAAGTATGATTTAATGCAATTCCACCAGTACCATCTTCAAGACCAATATAATCGCCCTCAAGTTTAACCGCACCAGAACCATCTTCAAGTGCAACTTCATCCCCAGGAGCTTGATCCAATGTTGATGATAGTGGAATGTTTATTTCTAATGGTTGAACATCTGGAAAGGAAGGAATAACCGATCTTTCTGTAATCATTTTTCCAGTATCATCTTCAAGAAGAACTACACCAGCTTGTGCTATATCTACTGATTCAAATGCAACAAATTCTTCCTTACCTCCAACTTGTGCAGAAATTAAACTTCCAAGTATTGTGTATTCATCTATTCTACCCCATGTAGCAGCATGTTGAAATTGAGATGAACCAGAAGTGAGAGAAACAAAAGGAAGCAATTCTTCTTCAAGTCTAATAATACTTCTAGAAAGATCCATAGTATATTCAGAATCTTCAAGTACCACACTACCAAAACCATCCTCAAGGATAAGATCTGAAGTTACTGCTGATACAGTGACTTTAGGTGTGATTTCAAAAGCAATTGGATCTCTTCTCACATCAAGCATTACATCGCCGCCCGCCTCAGAAAGAATCTTATCTAAACCACCTTCAATCTCTATAACTCCTGTGCCATCTTCTAGCCCAATCATGTCTGCTAAATTAGCAGTACCAGTAGAAACTGTAACTACATAATCCTTAGATATTTCTTCTTGCATAGTGTTTTCAAATGCAAGATAAGTTGGATATGCTTGTGCATTAGGATCTTCAAGAATTAGATAACTACCATCCTCAAGTAAAAGATCATAAGCAGGGCCGAAATCAATCTTGACAGATCCAGTTTCAGCATATGGCATTTGTATTATTGGAAGTGAATAACCAAAGGGAATGGTTTCTTCACCCTTCATAGTAGTATCACTTACCCAATCAGATCTTTCAAGAGTAATATAATCTCTTTCATCTGAAGCCTCAAATCCAAAAAGTCTTCCACCATCTATTGAGTCAGCCGTGACACGCCCATCTTCAAGGAATATAAAATCACCATAATCTGCCGAACTAATTCCCTCTTGTCTGATAAAATAAAAATCTCCATTATTCTCTGCAGTAATATAAAATTCATCTTGAGGATGAGAATTAACAACATGATATGAAATTTTTTCTTCTTCATATAGAATACGATTTTGTGAAAGAGCATTGTCTTGATCTATAAGAATATAACCACCATCACCCTCTAAATCAATTACCCCTGTACCATCTTCAAGTGTGATTAAATCTGTCTTACTTGATTCAAGAGAAATGCTACCAAAATCCTCTTCTTGAATAATTTGAAAATCAGTATTTTCATTCAAGATATAAGAAGGATCATCTTGCTCTTGCATTATTCTTATGGGTGACTGACCAGTATATTCTAGTTGAAAATAAGCAAGTCGATTACCAACATCAGCTGTAGAAACAGGTATTCCACCACCAGTAGAAACTTCCGCCCTCATATACGTAGTACCTTCAGCAAGTCCTCCAAGAGAAGACGCTGAATGTGCTACAGTAAATCTTCGTCCGCCTTCCCCCGCCTCACTCTCAAATCGAGCACCATATTGTTCTTCAACTAAGGTATATCCTGACTCAGATTGAAGTATTGCAACTTCTACTATATAATAACCACCTTGCTCCATAACCAGCTGGATGGTATCATCTTTAAGTTCATGTACTATTACTGTACCATCTTCATTCAAAATATAATCTACAGTCTCACTTATAATTCTATCTCTACCACCAGTATCATTTTCTAAAAGAAATTCCCCAACACCTTCATGTATAAAAGCATCACCATGTTCTTCAAAAGCTATTCCATCTATATTCCGTTCCATAATCAATTCAAAATCAGTGTGCGGACTTTCTACAGTCGCATCTATAGCTCTTAATGCATTGGGAGGAAATAATATAGTTTTATGCATACTTTCTGCAATACTATGCACAAGATTTGAAGATCCAAGAATTTTAATATCATGATGTTGATATAAAGGAACATCAATTCCATGTTGTGTATTAGCAATAGTAGATGCTGCATTCCTTGTAGCATTATCAAACATTCTCGCAGAAGAGTCTGAAGTAATAGCAATTTCTCCAAATAGAAACATTCCAGCTGGATGTACCAAATTCAGAATTTTATCACGGTATGTTTTTACATCAACATCTGTTTTAATAACATATGAAAAATCTTGATAATAATAGTTGTCTTGGAATTTATTTGTAGTGCTTAATAGACCATAATTACCATCAAAATATCCTGCATATTCTGCCAGAGCACCAAGTTGAGCAGAAAGAGTTGCATTTCCATCTCCTGAACCAGTAGCATCTAGAGTTGGTGCCGTAGTATAACTCGCGCCAAAATTGGTTATTGTAAGAGATTCAATAGCACCAATCGCGATCGATGCAATAGAAATAGTTGCATTATTTCCAGGTATTCCAGTATTCGCAAAGACAGTATTAGTCGAAGAAGTATTTGCGGTAACTACTTTTCTGATTGTAGCATTATTTACAGATTGTCTAGTTGGAGCACTAGAAAGAGTAACAGTATAAGTATTTGTAGTAGGAACTGTAGCAATTGTATAAGTATTATTAAAAACATTATCATCCTGCCCAGTTACATTTGTTATTACAACTTTCTCTCCCGCTGAATATCCATGAATTGCTTGAGTAAAAGTTCCGGTTGTTTCAGAAGAAACTTCAATATTAGCAGTAGTAAAATCTCCAACTCCTATTGGAGCTCCACCTGCCTCATTTTTATAGATAGTTAAAGTTTCCTCAGCCGCAAAACTATTTGCTGTAGTCATCTGAACACGTAGATGAGTATTACCAGTAGCCACCAAAGTTACACTACCACCAGTAGCTAATTGTGTAGTTGTAGGTTTGTCAATATAATCTAAAACAAATCCAACTGCCGTTTGTGCATCATTTTCAATTCTTGTATTAGCAGTGAACAGATTTGCTGTAGCACTCGCAAGTTTAACAAAAACAGAATTAGCACCAGTTTTTGAAACATCTGCTTTGTAAGATTCTGTAATAGTATTTGCGACTGAAACTTGTGGAATGGATTCATAACCTTGACCAGAAGAAAGAATTTGTATACCACGAATAGCACCTAATTGAATATCTGTTACAGATGCCATTCCAGATGTTGCTGCCGTTTCTGTATTAGAGGTTGGGGTTCCATTAATGTTAAAAGTTGCACCAGTCGCATAAAAAGCCGCCCCATTTCCAGTAGAAGTGATTGCTGTACCATCTGCTTTTTTTGTGAGATCAAAGATAGTTACTACATCATTATCACTAAATCCTCTTATAGTAACTTCTCCTGTTAAAGATGAAGTAATTACTGATCCTTGGGCATATGTAACAGTTGAACCAGTTGCTGCAATAACTGTTGCAAAAATAGATCTATCCGGAGTATAAGACGCAATAGTTTCAAATCCATTTGCATCTGTTACTCCAGTAGTATTTTCCGTCAATACGCGGTCAGCTGTTCCAATTCCCAAGCTTCCAAGATTTGCTGAATTTGTCTCAAAACCAATATTTCCTTCTCCACTTTCAAGAAGCATTTGGGGATGCTGAAATGATATTATTAAATCACCTACTTTTGGCGCTGAACCTGATAATCCATCATAACCAACATCAAATGTAGTTGTAGAATTTGAAGTAATATGATTATTTCGAGTATATCCTGCCCACGGTGCTGAATATGCTGCAGCATCAATTTTATTATCTTTAAAAGTGTTAATAATGTCTGATATATGTACAGTAGTAAAAGTAGGGATAATAGAATTAACACGCGCCGCACCACCAGTTCCACCAGTTCCCTCATTCACAAAAGAGACTGTATCACCTACTGTATACCCATCTCCAGCATCAATAAGATCAAATTGACTAATTGTAGCATCAGATATTGATGCAACTTTAGCTGCCGCCTCAGAACCACCTCCACCAGAAACTAAAACATCATCACCTACAAGATAGTTCGACCCACCAGCATCAATGGTTACACCAGAAAGAACTCCAGTAGTATTCGCAGACCCATAATTTCCATCATCATCAGCTGTAGTTGTTGTAAGAAGTTCATCAACCTTAAACGTTGAATATCCCCCAACTGCATTATTAGCATCAATGCCTGATATATACAATTCAGTAACACCTGTAGCACCTATTTGATAACTCTCAGATCTTTCTACAAGTGCTGTTACATTAGAAACTTCACCAACTATTTTTCTTCCGACAAAAGCTCCAATATTATTAGCAAGAGAAGTTGCTATCTTAACTGATTTGTCAAGTGTCCATCTACCATCAGATAATCGCAAAATATCAGTACCAGGATAATAAAAAGTTATATTTTCTTTTGCATAGAGTAGTCTAAAAATATACCTAAAAGAATCTTCATTTCCCTTTGCTCTATAAAAATCTTTAATACGTTTAAGAGCATCCTGCTTCCTAGAAAGCATATCAGTAGGAAGTCCTTGTAAAAACTCCTTACGAAAAAGTTCAACAAATCCTACTGGTGCTTTATCAACATCTTGAAAAGCTTTAACATTTCGGGATGCATTGATAGGTTGTCTAGAATAAGAACTAACATTAGCAGAAACTCTAGATTCCAATCCAGTAATTGTTTCACCAACCTGAAATGAACCATTATTAGTTTCTTGAACATATGCTTGTGTAGTGGAGTACTTACCTCTAACAACTCCTTGTGCACCAGAGTTAGCACCAAGAAGTGTTTCACCACTTAGGAATTGTTCACCCTGTCTATTTGGATTTTCATAATCAATATAATCAGTACTTACATTAGCTGATTCAGTATTTCCATTTTCAAGAGAAATATAAGAAGATATATCAGAAAAAACAATAGTACCACCCATCCCAGAATGTGTGTTACAATAGTAATAAAAAGTTTTTCCTGCGTTGTCTGGATTTGGTTCAATGATGGTTCTTGCTACATCATCTAGTTCTGATACAAAATCATATAATCCATCTTCTGACACAAATTGATTTCCTGCTTCATCTTGAAACAAAACTTCTTGTGATCCAGAAAAATATGTTACTTCAGTATTAGCATTTTCTTCTCCACCAACTCCCCAAACCCCATCCGGAGTATCAGATATTCTTAAATAATGAGTAAGAAGTGAAATATCACCTTGGTCAAAAATAGTCTTCTTGGTAGGGTCTATTGTGAGATCAGGAGAAACAGCACCATCAAGATAAAATTTGTTAGTGTTAGCACTAAAATCATTATTACCTGTAGTAACTGAAACTGTATAAGTTACATCAGCGCTTTCTTGTATCGGCTTGTCTTCATTTAGATTTACTTCAGTAAAGGTAAGAAGATTGAGCTCTAGAAATTCATAATACTTCTCGACAAACTTAGTAAATTTACTATGATTAGTCTGAATGAAGGAAGGAAGTTGACCTTCTATTTGAGTATAAAGAACTCCGCCGTCAGTCTGCATTAGTAGCTACTCCCTGCACCACCACTTCCCGCTGAACCTCCAGTAGTAGAACCACTAGCAGTAGTAGAACTTACAGAAGTATCTGTTCCAGTACCAGCAGTATCAACCATAGCAAGTTTAATATCAGAATTTGCAATAAGAAGAATCTGATCCCTAACTGGTGTAATATCACTAGATGCTAAAGTAACTGTTATTGCTACATTTGCTGTACCATCAGTAATAACTACTGGAGCAAAGGATGTAAGTGCCAATTTTCCAGTACCATATGTTACAGTTCCAACATTGTTTGCAACAGTAACCCTATCTGCACCAACAGTCCTAAAAATTTGCATCACTCCATTAGAGTCTTGTAAGGCACATCCAGTTCTAAGTACTCCATTATCGTCAAGATGTGAAAATTGTGTACTAGAAACAGATGCAGATCCCGCAATTTCAAAAAGTTCATTAGAATAATTTAAGGTATATGACAATGCAGTCGCCAAAGTTGGAGTAAAGGTTCGTTTAAGTTTTATCGTTGTCAAACTGCTCTCAATAGCTGGTTCAGTTTCATCAATCTTTTTGACCATAGGGGAATATCTAAATTCATTCGCAAAATTCTGAAGATTATCTACACCATAATTGTATACTGTATTTGAAATTGATGCCTTAATTGTATCTGCAGATTTTGTAGTCATTGTTGAATCATACTTAACAGTTGAATCTACCGTCACATACATATAATCTGGATCTTGAATTTCTGGAGTAATGGAAACTACATTTCTCTTTCCAAGAACTGTATTCTTAATATAGTCTTTTGTCGCAGTAGAAAGAGTAAGTCCAGCTGCGGGTTTTACCGCAATATATACTTTTCCATAAACGGGTGGATCACTTGTTTCTCCACCCCAAGCAATAACTGATTCAGCAGCAGGATAATCTCTTTGTAAAATTCTTATATAATCACTAATAGTTACTGCTCTATTCTGTGCTTGATAATTTCTTGGAGCATTAAACTTAATTTTAGAAATTGTATCTCGTTCTGATCCACCAGATGCCACTGTTCTTGTAGTCATTGCTACATTAGAATAACCACCAACACTATCAACTGGAACAAATATTCTTGCCCCATTAGTTTCTGTAGCATCTGCGATCAATGAAGAAAGTAATACAATATTACCAGAAATTGGTTTTCTACCGATGACATCATCTCCAAATACCACCTCATATTTTCCATCTTCTGATTCTTCTAACCAATATACATTTGCTGTAGAATTGACTGTTGTTGTATCATTGGCAAGATCATATGAATAAAGATTTGAAGAAGTTGCTGAGGTTTTTATTCTTACTGTCAAAGTAGATGTATCAGTATTAGCATTTGGTAATAGAAATGCTTGATCAGGGTCTGTGGTATTTGCTGTATAACGATGAGTAAGGGGAACACCTTGTGTTAATTCTACATTTGCTGTGGTGTATATCCCATTAGAATTTACATTGACTGTAGTAGAATTAGATGTAGAAAATATATAACTGATACCATTTATTGATGAAGAAAATTGAGTATCTTTTTCAATAACAATAGTAGCAGGAGTGTCTGCTGGAGTAATAGTAAGATCAACATAAGCCTTTGCGCCCCTAACTGATAATGGTGTATAACCAAGATGTTTAGCTCTTGATACTACAGAATTCCGGATAGACGCTGTATCAAGAAACATCTCATTTACAACCATATTCAAATAAAACGCATTGTAATGAGTATTATATGCAAGAACATCTAAAAGAACAGACATAGCTGACCCATCAAAATTGTAGTCAGACAATTCATTTTGATCACTTAGAAAACTTTTTAGATTAGTTTTTATAGTATCAAAATCTAATTCAGATACTTTGAGTTTTGAAGCAACATCAGACATATTCTGTTATCTCTCTCTTTGTAGAAAAAGCTCCAGTTCTTGCTCTTCAAGTTCATTAATAATTCTAAAAGTAACGGCAACCCTGTAGCGATTATTTTCTTCTTCCGGTGTAACAACAATTTCTATAACTTCAGCTCTTGCTTCCCATGCTTCAATTGCTGATAATACTTCAGTTTCTAATCTTTGAGCATTGAGATCTGTCATTTGCTCAAAAAGCATATTTCTAATACCAGAACCTAGTTCTGGTTGCATGAGTCTTTCACCCTCTTCCGTTAGAAGAATATTTTTAATTCCTCGTTTTACTGACACAGAATCTTTAACCGTAACCACATCTCCAGTAACAGGATTAGCGGTAAAATCTAGATCTATGTCCTTAAATCCTTTAGTGTAAGTAGGCATTTTCCCTCTATTGTATTTATTTAGTTTGTCTATTAGACTGATTCAAAATCTAAACCAAGTAATCCCCCAAATGTAACCAAAGGATCAATACCATTAATTTCAACCGATACCAAAAGAACTCCTCCACTATATTTCAATTCACTTCCAGGCGCATCATCCGAACCAGTTAATGCAGATTTTATAGCATCATTACCTCCTGAAGTAGTAATTCCAAGCATATAAATTCCAGTTGCTGGAAGCCCCTTTGTGAAAAATTCTAAGAATGCAGTAATCTTAGCCACCAAATCCTCAAAAAATTCAATCAAATCATTTATAACTTCAATCAATGATTCTATAAACTCTGAAGTTTCTCCAGCAAATCCTTTAAGTCCATTAGCCATTTCTATTAATCCATCAAAGAAATCAGTATATCCAGGAACCATTTCAGCTGCCTTTAATGAAAAGAAATCTGGTGGAGTTGAATTGGGAGCAATCGCATCTATTCCTTTAACGTGGCCATATTTGGGAAGAGCAGATTCATTAGTAAAATCAGCCCTACCAAAATTCATACCAAGAACATTATTTTTATATTGACTTCCTATAATTCTGTAACTCTTTGATGTTGTACCATCTGGATTGTCTCTAATTAATTCCTCTGCTTGATATACCTTTTCTCCAGGAATAAAACGGTTCGTTGGATCATATAATGGTACATATTCTATTTTAGTATCCTTCCAGATAGGAGGGCTATTAGTATTAATTACTTCTTTGACTATCTGATTTAAATCTCCATATACATCATTCATCAGAGAATAGATTGTCCTAGTTCTAACAGAATCCGCTTCACTCACAATTTTTTGAATCTTCCCTACTGCTCCAGAATCATCTCCTTTGAAAATATCCCCCTCTGCAAAATTTCCATAAGTTGTATTAACTTCAATTGTAAGAGCAATAGGATCTGGAGTCAACAAGTCTTCAAGTGCTGAAACTATCTTACTCAAATCTGGAACACCTGCCCCTAAAAAATCTCCCAAAGATTTAAATCCATCAATAAATTCTTGGAAATCAGCAGCTGCAACTACAATAGCAAGAGCTGAAACCTTAACTCCTGGACTTCCTAGATAATTTGGTTTACCAGATTGTATTTGTCGAGTTAATGGTATTCTTTCTGCGGTTGTTAATTGTGTATTTGCAGATTTAAAAAGGGGTTCACGATATTCTTTAAGAGGATCATAAGAAGAAATTCCACCTCCACCCTCTGTAAACGGTCCTTTAGAAATAGGTTCTGTTTTATTAATAACTTCATATTTTGGAATATCTCCCTCATCATCAAAAGCATCTGCCATTAATTTTATACAATCAGGGGCAGGTAGAGAAGGAAAAGTATCTACTGATTCAATAGTTCCTGTCCATGTAGCGGGGTCATATCCACCAAGAACAAACTTAGGAGGTGACACAATTCTTGGAATAGGTGGAACAAATCCTTCCATTTCTTTGTCTCTACCTGTTCTATCTCTCCAAGGACCACCCTCAAAGGCTGTTAAATTTTCAAGATTTAAAGTTTCTCTATATCTCTCACTTACAGTAAATGTAAATCCATCAAATGGAGAATCAGCATTCATTACTTGACTAGTTTTGAAATATGGATTTCCATTATCATCTGTAACCATTTCAAGACCATATTCTCCTTTTATTTTTCCCCCATAATTTTCATCAAATGGATTGATAACTAGAGCAAAAAACCCCAACTCTTTATAATCATTAAGAGCGGCAATTATTTGATCAGCAAGCAGAGCTATTGCTGCAGCTGCGGGGTTTCCTAAAGCAGTAAGAAATAGCTTTGCTACTTCTGCCCCACCAGAAATTAATGTCATTATAGCATTAACACTCTCGATGGCAGCAGTAGCCTGTTCACCCACTGCTTTTATAATACCACTTTCAGCTAAAGTTTTACTTTCCCATTTCGCCATCTTCATCCTTTGAAAGTTTTTTCTCTAACATTTCTCTTCTTTCCTTTAATTCACGAATTGCCACAGTTGCTGCATTTTTAAGATCTTCTAATGTCTTAACCATTTCTGGTTTAGATTTTCCTGGGTTTTTCCACTCTAAAGCCATTTATCCTCCTATGCTAATAACACTTGTCCACCAGAACCCATTACCATTGCACCACAATTTCCTTTATCCATTAATCGTGCCGCTCCTTTAGGGGGGCTGCCAAAAAAGGTTTTGGAAGAAGTTTTTAAAATAGCGCCGGGATGAACCGCCTGTCCAAGAACATGAGGCCCAATCATATCCCCTAAAACATGGGGCGGTTTACCCATTACAATAACTCCAACTGTTGTTGGTGTAATGGGAGATGGACTAAATCCTGTATGTCCCAAAGACATATCTCCTGCTAATGACGCTGGCATTGTCATATTATCCTCCTTTAAGCTGAATT